AAACAACGCGTTGACGCAGCTGGTAACACCCTTGTCCAGGGTGGCGCTATCCTTGAGGTGTCCGCCCTCGTTCCGCAAGACATGACTGCAGCCGAAATCGACGAGTTCGTCGCTCAGGGCCTGAACTTGGGAGCCTGCGCGCTCTTCAAGTCGATGGTCCGCGACGGCTACTCCGCCGTATAAGGTAAAAATCATGTCCAACGTTATTGACAGGACTGTCAGACGTTCCTTTTCCGCGCTATGCGAAGAGGTCGGAACGCCGTTGTCTCAGATAGCGAAAGCTATGCTTAATAGAGATGACTGGCTAGGGTTGGCTACGCTTAAGGTCGCGCCAGAGGACTACTTGTCCCCATCAGCATACCTATTAGACGCGCAGATCGCAGGGTTCTTCAAGAAGTTCCCCGATTTGCCTACAGGTGTCGACCTTCATCAGGTCGCCGTAGACACGTTCTACGAAGCTGAAGCCCAGTGTTATTCCTCCAACGAACGGTTAGTTAAGCTTCTGGATGATGTAAATCATTACGGGAGCCGCATTGGCGACGTCGTCGTCGAAGCGAGAAAAATAATTAAACGTGTACTTGGTCGTGCCCCGCTCCCAGCCGAAATGGCTGGTAAGTTCGGGCCTGGAAGCACATTCTTGGATAAGGGGCCGTTAATCACGGTACCCGATAAAATGTCCGAAAACGCTACTATGACGCAGCCTGCGCATGATGTCTTTCATCATGACTTCTCGAACACAGCCTGGATGCGATATGCCATGGCCGGTGGTAGAGAGATACGACGGTGGAATCCGGAGGTCAATCCTCACGGTGTAAAACCTAATCGTATGCACGCTGAACTCCACAAAACGCGCGACTATGCTTCTCGTGACTATACAATAGTCCGAGGTAATCGGTTTACGTCAGTCCCAAAAGACTCGACTAAGAACCGTGGCATATGTATCGAACCGTCTGTGAATCTCTTCTATCAGCTTGCTGTTGGAGGGTTTATAGGCAATCGTATGCGTGCAGCGTGGGGTTGGGACAAGGCTACGGTACAAGACCGCCATCGGGAGCTTGCGCGTGAAGCGTCGCTCCTCGGCCATCTTGCTACTATCGACCTGTCCAATGCCTCAGATACCGTGTGCTGGGTGCTCGTCGCACTTCTGCTCCCATCCGACTGGTACGAACTCCTTAATTCGCTTCGCTCCCGTTTTACCCTAATGGAAGGTAAGTGGACGAAGCTGGAGAAATTCTCGTCGATGGGCAACGGTTTTACGTTTGAGTTGGAGACCCTGATCTTCAGGGCTCTCGCTGAAGCTATCGCCCTCCTACGGGGGGTCGACGGCGTTATCAGCACGTTTGGG